GATCTAACTCTGGGTAGATGCCGAATAGATTGAGCATACGGATACGAGGATTGTTATCATCGTAATCCATCTCAACCATACCAACACACATACCGTAGGTGTTATACCAATCGGCTGCGGTGTACATCTGGAGCTGTAGATCAGAGTTTGAAGTATAGAAGTTTGCAATACGTGTACGAGTATCTGCAGCCTTACGTGCTGTATCAGAAACCATATTGGTTGCTGAGCAGTTAAAGGATGGCAGTGGTGCCATAGCTTCTGCTAGATCGCGTGCTGCTACGTCAATGAAGTTGGCAACGAGAGGCTTTGGATAGTCCTCTGAGAACATCGAAGGAAATACCTTTGAGATATCTCCTTGACGTACCGAAAGCACATCGCGCATACGCTGGTCACGCGCTGCTGAGCGCGTACGCAGGCGCGATAACTTCGCGTCAACTTCTTTGACTGATAACAATGTAACTCCTAATAACGTGGGGTAAAACTACTTCTTTGGCTTAAGTTTCTTTGAATCAAGCATTGGCTTGAGTTTTCCGGCAGAACCCATTTTTCTTGCCTTTGGTGCATCGGCTTTACGACGTTGTGGTTGAGCGGGAACAAATGGCTTACGCAATTCAGAAGCCTTCTTAGCGCTTCCAGCCTTTGAACTTGCAGTTGCTGACTTCTTTACTGTTGCTTTCTTCTTAGCAGCAGCATTAGCCTTAGAGCGTCGCATCATATCTTCCATATCCATCTTGGAAGTCTTCTTCTCAACGCCAGCACCATATTTTGCTTGGTACTTTGCCATATCATCAATCTGCTTCTTTATTGCTTTTTCAGGAATACCTAACTTACGGGCTGCTGCATAAAGACGAGAAGGATTTTCAAATCTATCCTTGCGTGTCTCTGTTGTTTCGTCAGTGCTCATTGCAAAGTTTTGAAACTTGTCCATCTTTGATGAACCAGTAAACTTAACTCCACCAACACCGCCAACCTTTGGGAAGGCTCCCTTTGGCTTGCTCAACTTCTTTGGTGCCATATCTATTCTCCTTGGTTGGTAAAATTACTTCTTCTTGGCTTTTTTAGCTTTAATAAGATTCTTTAGTGGATCGCCAGCAATAGCCTTACCTGCTGCTTTTGCACCTTTTAGAATTGGATTACTAGATGGAGGCATTGCTTGCTTTGCAACAAAACGAGCAACTGTTTTAGCTCCGGTTACTGGTGACATTGCTGTCTTTGCAGCAAAACCAGCAACTGTCTTAGCGGCCTTAATATCAGCTTTAACCTTTGACTTTGCTGCTCCTACTGCCTTGCCTGCAACCTTGCCTGCTACGTTAGAAACTTTCTTAGCAACCTTAATGTCTGCCTTGACCTTTGCCTTGGCTAGCCCTGCTGCTTTACCTGCAACTTTACCAGCAACGCCTGAAATCTTAGTAAGATCCTTTTTAATATTTGTAACAGCCTGCTTCTTTTCTGATGCACGGCGAGTTGTTTCCTTCTTCTTATTAGACATAGGTGCTGGTGAATACTTTGATGATGCTTTCTTTCCAGGCTTAGCTGGTGCATCTTTTACTGTCATTGGCTGACCAAAAGCATTAAACTTCATTGACGTAGCAGCACGTGACCTAGCAGAAGCAATGGCACCACTGCCATCCTTTAACTGCTCAGCAACTAATATGGTTTCCGATTCTGCCCGTAAAATGGCAGATACTCGTACCCGCATTGTTAATTTTTATGTAACTAACTCTGACTTGCAACTCCAGATGTACACCGCAGCCGACTGGTATAACACCTACGGTCTAGGTGTAGGTATGGTTGAGATGGATTACGATGACAACAATCCTCGTATCCGTATGCTTAACCCATTTGGTACATACCCAGAGCTAGATCGTTATGGTCGAGTTCTATCTATCACACAGGTTATTGTTACAGATGCAGAGACTCTAGCATCACAGTACCCAGAGTTCTACGATCAGATCCTAGGTCGCAATCAATACCAGTTGTCTTCACCGTATATCTCTATGGTTAAGTACCACGATAAAGATCAGGATCTGCTCTACCTACCAGAGCGTAAGAACCTAGTTCTATCTCAAACACCTAACGTATTAGGTAAAGCAATGGCATCTGTCATTATGCGTTCATCTCTTGATGGAGAAGCACGCGGTCAGTTTGATGATGTGCTATCTGTACAACTCGCTCGTGCTCGCTTTGCTATCTTGCAGATCCAAGCCGCTGAGAAATCTATCCAAGCACCTATTGCTATTCCACAAGATGTACAAGAACTCGCTCTTGGACCAGATGCGATTATGCGTTCTGCTAATCCGCAAGGCATCCGTCGTGTACCACTAGAACTACCTGCTGGAGTCTTTACAGAGTCCGGTGTACTAGAGCGTGAACTTCGTATGGGTGCTCGTTACCCAGAGTCTCGTTCAGGAAACATTGACGCTTCCGTTGTTACAGGTCGTGGTGTACAAGCACTGCAGGCTGGATTTGACACACAGATCAAGGCAGCACAAGCACAGTTTGCCCGTATGTTCCAAGAACTTGCTGCAATCTGCTTTGAAGCAGACGAGAAGATCTTTGGCGGAATCCCTAAGACTATTAAGGGATCTGATGATGGAACACCTTATGTACTCAAGTACACCCCATCTCGTGATATCAAGGGTGAATATGGCGTAGATGTCCGTTACGGAATTATGTCCGGTATGGATCCTAACCGCGCCATCATTGCTTTGCTACAAATGCGTTCCGACAAACTCGTATCGCGTGACTATGTACGTCGTGAGATCCCTATGGATCTTAACGTTACACAGGAGGAACAACGTGTTGACATTGAAGAAATGCGCGATTCTCTTCGCGTTGCTGTTGCTCAGTATGCTCAGGCGATACCGGCTCTCGCAGCGCAAGGGCAAGACCCTTCACAGATTATCAGCCGTATCGCAACTGTTATCCAAGGTCGCCAAAAAGGGCAAGCGTTAGAGAACGTTATCGAAAAAGCATTTGCACCAGAACCAGCTCCAGCCCAAGAGATGCCACCAATGGCACCAGGTATGGAACAACAGAATCCAGCAGCAGGTGTGGCCCCCGCCTCAGCCTCAGCGCAACCAATACAACCTCAAGGTGGTGCGGCCCCTGCTGCTGGTCAACGTCCAGATATAGCTCAACTACTAGCCGGCATCACCGGCGCAGCATAAGCAGAGGAGGTGTAAATATGAACAAAGGATCACGCGCAGCCGCACCAATGGCACAGCCAAAGGAAGGCAAGATGGATACTTCAAAGCCAAAAGGTGGCAAGGTATTCTTCGGAATGATGCCAGCAGGCCGTAAAGGTACAGCAGTAAAAAAGGGTTAATTATTATTTGGGAAGGTGTACTGGATTATGAGTAACAATAAAATACCACGTCCAGTACACCGTTCTGATTTCTTAGTAATCCTTGCAGGTTTCTTTCATAACCTAATGCAAACATTTGAAACACTCAGTTCAGAATTATTTGAATTATCTATTTATCACGCAAACCGTAAGACCGAAACTTCTCAGGCTTGGGAAGCAATGGCACAAGATTTAGAAACGTTAGGGGAAGACAAGTGACAACAGCACCAATGAATCCACTTGCTGGCCCTGCAGGTCCTGGAAAGTACTCGACTCGTACCGATAATTTAGAAATGCCATCACAGTATTATGGCGAAGGCGTAGAGACAGCCGCTATTAAGTCCGGCGCTCCGCTTGCTTCAACACCAGATGTTAAACCACAGTCAGTAACTCCATTATTTGCAATGTCAGATGAAACTCGTCCAATCACTGCTGGCCTAGATCGCGGTCCTGGTCCTGGGTCTGAAGCATTGATGATGGGTAAATCTACAGTTAAACTTTCAGATTCTTTAGTTGCATTACTTCCATACGATACTACTGGTGAAATAGCGGTCTTGTACCAAGAAGCATTAGCGCAAGGTAACTAATGACTGATAACCTAAAAGCCGCAGCACTGGCTGCTAACTTACAGGGAGAGCAAAAGAAACAAGTTGACGATCTAGTCAAATCTCTTTTTGTCCACAAAGAATTATCT